GGAATTGCTACAGCTAACTGGAGTGGTTTTGCTTCAATTATAACTGAAGAAAGTTCAATGTCAACTGCGACAATTTACGAAGGCACAGATGCTAACGACACAAATAACTTTATTAGAAATAGATTAACAGATCTTACTTTAACAGCTGCGGATACAACAACTTTCCCAGGTGCTTCAAGTGATGGTGTTTACTCCGTTACTTTAACAGGTGGAAATGTCACTATTTCAAATAACATGACTTATTTAACTCCAGAAACTCTAGGAGTAATTAATCAGCCTCTAGGTCATGTTACAGGAACACGATCAATTTCAGGTAACTTTACTTGTTACTTAAATACTCCTTCAAGTGGTGCATCAAGTGCAGACTTGTTTGAAGATCTAATTGAGGCAACAACAAAAATCACTAACTCTTTCGATCTTTCGTTTGTAGTTGGTGGAACTGGTAATACTCCAAGAATGACAATCAATGTTGATACTGCGCATTTAGAAGTGCCAACACATTCTATTGATGATATCGTAAGTCTCGAAACTAATTTCCATGGCTTGCCTTCTTCAGTAGATGCAACTGATGAATTCACTATTGATTTTGTAGGACCAGACGTAACTTAATTTAACAGGGAGGGGTAACTCCCTCCCTTTTACAGGAATAAATAATGACAGAAGAAAATAAAAAAGTATCATTAGCGAGTTTATTAACTCCAAGTAAAACAGTAACAGTAGATTATCCAGGAACAGAAGGATTTACTGTTGATCTTTGCTACTTAGCAAGAGAAGAATTACTAAAACTTAGGAATCGTTGTCTTTCTCAAAAATTTAATCGTAAAACACGAGGATTTGAGGAACAACTAGACGAAGATAAATTTTTAGTAGAGTATGTAAAAGCCGTTATTAAGGGATGGAAAGGCTTAAAATATTCTTACTTAGAAGAGCTTCTATTGGTGGATATTAGTGCTTTAAACCCCGAAGACGAACTTGAGTACTCACAAGAAAATGCTGAAACTCTTATGAAAAATGCAGCAGATTTTGATACTTGGGTAACTGAAGTCACAGGAGATTTAGAAAATTTTACGAAAGTCAAGTAGAACGAGTAATCGAACTGCTTGATGAACAATACAGAGACGGTCAGATAGATATAGACATATACTTTGATATATGTGAACAAAAAGGTATTGATCCTGACCCAAACGAAATGCCACCAACTATGGGAGATTATCCTCTTGAAGTTCAGGTGGCTTTTTTATTGCATAATCTTTTACCAGATCGTTGGGAAGGTATGAGTGGTTCTTACCTTGGGAAAGATTATTCTTCTCTTGGTCTATTATTAGAAACTTGGGAAGTTCAAAATAAAAAAGACTGTATTTTTTGGATAAAAAATATAGAAGCCAGAAACGCGGATAAAATAAATAAAGAAATGGAGCGTAAACGAAAAGCTCGAGAAAGTAAAGGAAAGAATACACATATTTCCTCAGCAAATATTAGAAAGTAATGGCAAATAAAAACGAGATAAGAATTCCAATCAAAGTTGATGGCAAAGAACTTTTATTAACTAAAAAACAAGCTGAAAAACTTGGAAAACAGTTAGATAAAGCTGGTACTTCTGCACATACTGCTGATCGTCGATTAAAGGGTGCTGCTCAAGCATCTTCCAATACTACAAAAAACTTTTCTAAAATGGCTCAAGGAGTCAGTGGTGGACTTGTGCCTGCATATGCTACTTTAGCAGCACAAATGTTTGCATTAGGAGCTGTATTTCGAGGTTTACAACAAGCTGCAGACTTCAGAGTATTAAATGAAGGTATGAGAGCTTTCGCAGCAAACTCTGGAATAATGGTAAAAAGTTTATCAAAAAATCTTCAGGAAGCAACAGGATATCAAATAGATTTTAGACAAGCAGCTCAATCTTCACAAATAATGTTAGCAGCAGGATTCAGTGAAGAACAAATGGGTAAATTAGCAAAAGCTGCAAAAGGAGCTTCAACCGCACTAGGAAGAGATTTTGAAGATTCATTCAATCGTCTTGTAAGAGGTGTTACAAAAGCAGAACCAGAACTATTAGATGAACTTGGTATTATTTTAAGACTTGAACCAGCAACTAAAAAGTATGCTAATCAAATGAAAAAATCTGCCAAAGATTTAACTACTTTTGAAAAATCACAAGCAGTTCTTAATGAAGTACTCATACAAGCAGAAGAAAAATATGGTGCAGTAGGAGATGCTGTTCCTGTTAATCAATTTAATAAATTAATAGCAACTTTCATAGACTTGAAAGACAAAGCCATGCAATTCATAACTCCAGTAGCAGAAGTTCTTGCAGGATTTTTTACTGATAATATTAAATCTGCAGTAGCTATACTAGGTATTTTTGTTTCAACCCTTTTAAAATCTGTTTTACCTGCTTTTGACCAATTATCTGAAAAAATAGATAATAGTATGATAGGAAGAATGGGAACAGGAATTGGAGCTTCTTTATCAAATATAAAAAGTTCTTACCAAGAATTTCAAGCACAACGAGGGGGACAAGGAACTAAAAAAGCCCAAAAGATGGCAGGAAAATTTACTTCTGCAGCAGCATTAAAGTCATCAGGAATGCAAGCTTTATCAAAAGGAGAAACTCTTTCACGACAACAACTTTCTGGGATAAAGAATTCTCTTAAAAAAGCAGAAGCGGAATATAAAAAACATGGAAAAATAACAACAGGTATTTTCGCAGGAGAAGATATTAAAAGAGTTCGTGGGTTTAAATCCGCCATGAAACAAATGGAAATTGAGAGTAGCAAAACTCATATGACTTTACGAACAGGTATTAAATTAACTGGTATTGCTTTTAAAGGAACTTTCCAAATAATGGCAGCTTCAGCAAAACTAGCATTTAAAGGAATAGCAGTAGCTGCAAAAGGTGCAGCTATGGCAATGAATCTAGCATTTAGAGCTATAGCTATTTTTGGATTTATACAACTAGCAATCGATGGAATTAATGCTGTAAAAGCAAATTTTGATAAAATAATGTTAGGATTTGCAAAAGCTATAAGATTGGTTGGAGCAGGAATAGCCAAACTCGCAAATTTTCTAAGTGGTATTCCACTTGTGGGGCAGTTTTATAAAGCAGGAGGAGAATTTGCAGAAGACAAATTAAATGCCATAGCTTCAAATATCGAAGCTTCAGTACAAGCAGGCGCAGATGGAGGCGGCTGGATCGGAGAAATGGCCGATAAAGCAGCAAAAGAAAGACCAGGAACAATTTTAGCAGAACAATTTGAAAATGCACAATCTAAAGTAAAAGATTTACATCAAGAGTTTAAAGATATGTTACAAACTCGTAAAGAAACTGAGTTAAAAACAGGAAAAGGATTAACTGCTTCTCAATTATTTGAATCAAATGTAGCAACTGTTGCAAGTTCAGGAATAGCAGGTCTTGCAGCAAATTTAAAAGGAATGGAAAGTAGAACAGGGAAAGATGCATTCACAGGGGAACAATTACAAAAACAAAGACAGGCATTAATAGAGTATGGAAAAGATTTAGGAACAATTAATCCAAAAATAGCAACTCTATTCCAACAATTTGAAGACGGAAAAATAAGTACTACAGATTTAACAGAAGGTTTAAAAAATATTACTACAGAAGCAGGCGCACAAAATACAGCATTTAAACAAATAAATACTACTATTGAAGGGTTTAGTCAACAATATTCAAAATTAAGTACACAAAACCCTTTAGACTTGCTTCTTTCTAGCTATAAAAATTTAGATGCTACAATTAAATTAACTGGGGATAATAAAGAGAATATCGTACAAAAAATTTATGAATCAGTATTTGGGGCAAGAGGAGATGCTACTTTAGATGAAATGACAACAGCTCTTGATAATTTTTCATTAGGAATTGAAGGAGTATTAACATCACGAAGAGCTCTTGAGTTAGAATCTGCTCAGCAAAAAACTGCAAGTGCAGGGTTGCAATATCGCACAGGTGCTGCAGCTAGATTTGCAAAAGAGGACATACAAAAAGAAAATTTAAGAATTGCAAGAGATCAAGCACAAACTAAAGTAAACGAACTATCAATTAATAAAGATTTAAGCAAAGAAGATGAACAAAGACTAGCTATTGCTAAAGAACAATTAAAGGCTTCTGATGCTCAATATCAAGCATATGCAAAATCTTTAACAATTGGAGGAAAACTTCAGAATACTTTAGCTGAGGGAATTAATAAAATGTTTGAAGATATTGCAACAGGATCTGCTTCAGCAAAAGATGCATTTAAGTCTTTAGCACAATTAGTATTAACAGAACTAGCAAAAATCGCCGCAGCACGAATGGCTGCTTCTGTAACAGGATTTTTTGGTTTTGCCAATGGAGGAATTATACCAATGGCAGCAGGTGGCTATATGGCTGCTGGAACAAAACGTTTTGGAACTGGAGGTGTAGCTACTTCTCCAACTTATATGGTAGGAGAAGGAAAATATAATGAAGCTGTTGTTCCACTACCTGATGGAAGAAGAATACCAGTAGAAATGATGGGAGGCGGTGCAGGACAAAACAATGTAGTCATTAATGTGGATGCAAGCGGAGGTTCTTCAACTACAATGGATGGAGAAAGAGGAAAAGCACTTGGAGTCGCAATTCAAGCAGCAGTTATGGAAACAATACAAAGAGAAAAAAGACCTGGCGGTGTTTTAAATAGGAATTAATTATGGCTTTTGGAATAATGCAAAATAATGGTTCAAATATAACAGGGTTTAGTGCGCCTGTACAACCAGATAAAGGATTTTCACGAAATTCAAAACCTAAAACTCATACAGTAACTTTTGGAGATGGTTATGAACAAAGAATTGCAAACGGAATTAATAATTTAGAACAAACATTAAGTGTTTCTTTTTCAACTCGCCCAAAAGCAGAAATAGACGATCTTGTAGCATTTTTTGAGTCTCTTGGAGGAGTAAGTAAGTTTCGTTTTGATATAGAAGATAGTAATGCAGGCTCTAGTACAGAAACAATAAAATGTGTATGTGATACTTGGAACCAAAGCTGGGCGTATGATGATTACTATAGTTTAACAGCAACATTTAGAAGGGTATACGAACCGTGACAGAGAAAATAGCAATAAAAGAAGTCCAAGCTTTAGAACAAGAATCTTCTTTTGTAATTTTATATGAATTAGCTTTAAATGATGATGGCTCAAGCAGAGCTTATTTTACACGTTCTGTAGAGGGAGACCTTTCTACAATACAGATGTATGATTACGATACAAATACTCAGTTAAATACTTATACAGCAATTCCTCTAGAAGCAGAAGGATTTGAACATAGTTCTACAGGAACTTCAGCACGGCCAGTTATAACTTTTGCAAATATACTAAGTACTTTTGGAGATGCTTTAGGAGGATTAACTCCTGATGACTTAATAGGTAAAAAAGTCTATAGAAGAAGAACACTTGCAAAATATTTAAAAGGTGGAGCTTCAGACCCTGGGTCAGGAAGTACTCCAATAGAATTTCCTCGTCAAATTTATATAATTGATAGAATAGAACAAGAAAATGCAGTAGAAATATCTTTTGAATTAACTACACCCTTTGACGTAGAAGGATTGGTTTTGCCTTATAGAGTAGTTGGAAATAATGTATGCTCTTGGGTATATCAAGGCGCCTCATTCGATAAAATATCAAATGATACTGATATCGGTGGATGTACTTGGAGTCAAGAATCAAAATATTCAATAAATGGAGTTACTCATAACGTCTATGTTACAGAAGATGACGAATATATTGTTCCTTCTACTACTAGTTTTACAACTTATACAAGCGGTTCTATAACTAAAGATGCATATTATAAGACAACAGTAACATTAGGTACTTCTTCTGGAGTAAGAAGGTATGCTGCAGATGGTACAATTGATACTTCTGCAGATGGTTCAACTGTAAATGACTATTGGCAAGCTGCAACAACAACAGCTTCACCAGGAACTCCTTCAGATACAAATTCTAAT